CTAATTTTAGCAGGGGAAACCTTTGTTACACTTGCAACATCTACTGTTTGCTTTATCCTTGAAAGACTGATCAATTCTTCAAAATTGGTTCCACTTGGATATTGATGGTCAGAAGTTCTGATTTTAGTGAAATTTGGTGTTGCTGTTCCAGCAACTATTTTTGCTATTAAAGCATGACCTTTCTTTGTGATAATTGTGTTATTAAAACTTGCCATTGTTCATTAACCACCTTTCTTTAATCTGCACTTTTTAATGAATAAACCGTTCCACCAGTAACTGTTGAACCCAATTTTGCATCTGAAGAAACTTGATAATTTTCATCAATGTTTGAAGTTAGCATATAGTGCATACCTTCTACAATTCCTGAAGCAAGGTTTGCTTTAGCTTTTAGTTCATAATCTTCATCTATATTTGAAGTAAGAATATAATGCAAACCACAAATGGTTGCACTTCCAAGATGCAATGCTGTTTCTTTTTGGGTAAATAAAATATTTTCAGCATTTATAATCAAATTACATGGAATCATCTTATCCAGCAGATTATAAAGTTCATTTAATCCACCGTAAATTCCCATGTGAGTTGTTAGGTCAATGGTATATTCATCATTTCTTAAAATAATGGTGTAATTTCCTTCACCACATAGAACATCAAGCTTGTTTAATAAAGAATTCCAGGTATAAGGAATTCTATCATTCCACCTTGCAATTACCCTGAATATTCTTGATTGTAGGGTGTCATCTGCCGAAGGCTTTATTCCAAGTATTTTTTCATATCTTGCAATTCCAGCTTCATCAGCATCATGAATAAATAAATTACCTAAAACTTTTTCTGAAGTATCAAACACTTGTTGAAATTCAGGGTTTTCAGCATTGGTAATGGCTTGATATTCTCTAACTTTTTGAAGAACGGGGGGAAGATATGAAATTAAATTTGCATCCCTTTTCATACATTCACCACCGTTCCTAATACAGGAATTTCATATTCTCCAAGGTTTAAGTTTTCAGCAACCCCATTTATTTTGGTTCCTGTAATATCAATAATTCCATCAATAGTTAATATTCTTGTGTCAATTTGGGCAATCCTTACAATATTTAATGAATTGTTTGCCCATTCTTTTCTGATTTCCAGCAAATATTCATCAATAACTGCAATTACATCAGCTTCAACCATTGACCAGTTATAACCCGTATCCAATGTAACTGTTGTTGATATGTTTACTATCACTTCATCTGCTGTATTTACTGTTACAACATGACCAATTGGGGCAATTCCATCACCTTTACCTGGATTTCCAGCAGGGTCAAGTATATCTTGAACAGTATCAATTAAAACATTAGATGCTTTATTAAAATTGGCATCCAGTATGGTAATAAGAACTGTTCCACCACCATTCCAAACTGGTGTAACTTTAGTTGAACCAACCCCAGGGATGGCATTGGTTTTTTGAATATAGTCTTGTTTGTTACCACCATAAGGATTAGTTTCAAATGAATTAAAATATCTTTGCCTTAAAACTTCAGTATCTTCTTCATCTTCACCTGGTATTAGAACAGCAGTCAATTCAGCAGTGGTCAAACCATCAATGTAATCAATCGGAATAAGAGTTCCAAGTTTTTGATTTCCGATTTCACCAGGGGTTTCACATTCCATTTGAAAAACACCATCTGAAATCTTTGCAATAGCCCTGTAATTTAGATTATCAAGGGAAAATCTTGAACCAATGGGAATATCAATATTAAAATGCCCTTCCAGGATTGCTTTTGTTGCTTCTTCAGGGAAAATTCCCCTTTCTGCACACCGCTTGATTAGATATTCCCTTTGTGCTGTATCTGCAAATGATTGATTTAATATCCAATCAAATTCAATATACATGTTCTGTAATTCAACAGCAGCAGGGGCAAGTGCATTATAAATTATAGATGCTTCCCGTTTATCTAAATTTTGTGGAACCCTGTCAAGCATCCTTTGAAGTATAACTTCATAAGTCATGTGTTCAAACATATTAAATTGTCACCACCCTTTCTGCTTCAACATCACCAAATATGGTGTGAACAGTGAAAGTTGCATGAACTTTTCCCTTGTTAGTTTCAAAAGAAAAGTTATCAACTCCAAGTATTCTTGAATCTTGAACCAATGCTTCAGTAACTCTTCTTTTGAGTTCAGGAAGAACAAAGGGTATTGGTTGACCATATAAGTCATTTAATTCAATGCCATAATTCCAGCTATAAATTAGATATTCATATCTTTCAATATTCAAAATTAAATAAATTGCTTGTTTCATGGCTTCAAGGTCATCAACATACCCAGCAATTGTTGAATTATCCAAGTCTAATTTGTAAGTATGTGAAGTTTCTTCTTCAATTTCAAAGTCCTTTTGTAAATCATCATTTACCGCTGGAAGCATTAAATCACCACCCTATCTAAAACAATATATTTTTGCCCACCCTGAACCCGAAGTAATATAACTGACTCACCAACTTTAAGCCCCAGATGAACTTTCATGGTCTTTTTTCCTTTGATGTCATGTTTATGGGTTTCATTAGATGTTGAACTATCACCTGGTATGGTATGCTTATGGGTATGTTCTTCAGTTGAATGGTTTAATGTCATATCGACTTCAATATCTCTTACCAGGCTTGTTAAAATTAAGTGTGAAGCATCCAATGTCAATCTTTGTTCTACATTTATTTTTAATGGGTTTATGCTGGTGACTGTGCCAAACATAATTGCACAAGGGTTTGAAGCAGTAACCGCTTCAATAGCAGCTTGCTTTATAATTTCAATTAAATTAGGCACTGAAGCCACCCCCTCTTAATGTCAAGTTCATTATGTGTTCATCATTTTTGAAGATATGTTGCACCTTTTCAACAAGCATGAAATTTTGAACATTTATATCCCCCAAATTAAGCTTGACAGGAAGGGAACAGCCAGCACGAACCCTGACATCACCAAAAGCATTACTGATGGTAAGATTACGAGTTTTTCTGTTGTATAGTTGAAGCAGGGCATTAGCTTTTGCTTTACCGTTTACCTTGTCATCAATGTTTTCAAAGTATTGCAACACCCCCCAATTATTTATATTTCTTGAATCCTGGGCAATGTAAATTTCCCTTTTACCAGTTTCATTGTTTTCATAAGAAAGCTTTATTTTGTTGTATGTTTCACCATCAATTGTGGATGTATATTTGTAGTTTTCAGCAGTTTCTTCATCAATCAACAGGTTTAACCTCATAGATTCCACATTTTTTAAGGTCAATTTTCCAAAATCATCATATAAAACATACATTTTTCTTCTGTTTTGCAAGGTTATATCCAGGGCATTTTGAATAATATCAAATAAACTTTTGTTGTCCTCTATCCTGGAAGCAATCTTAAAACCTGTATCTTCTAAAACCCCAACACGAAGATTGAAATCTGCTGCAATCATTTTAATTAGTTCAGAAGCAGTCTTATTGCTATAAATATAAGTGTCCTTATTTTTCAAATATCTTAATTGATCATAAGCTGTAACATTGATGATGTTTTCTTTATCCCGCTGCTTCTTAAATACAAAACCATAAAATATATTTGTGCCATTAACCCTTAACCTTACAGGGTTCCCTTCTTGAAAATCAATAATAGAATCTTTTATAACAGAAAAAGTCAACTTTCCAGGTTGACCTTTCCTTTCTGTTTCCCATCTTATTTCATCCTGAAGAACAGGTTGAAACACTCTATTTCCATTTTGAATTAAAAGTTCAATCATATCACCACCCACCCTTTAACAATGAGTGCTTAATACCTTTACCTATTTTATTTTACGTTTTCTTTGATTCTTTCTTGGCAAAGTCAAAACTTGACCGGGATAAATCAAATTAGGGTTTGATATTTTATTTTTGTTCAATTTATAAATTTCAGGGTATCTGTTACCATTCCCCAAATATTTCTTTGCTATTGCCCAAAGAGTATCCCCCCGCTTAACAGTATAAGTTTTCAACTTTGGGGCAGTTTTAGCAGGTCTTGGTTTTTGAACAGTTGCACTTGCCACTTGAACCGCTGCTTGTTGCTGTATTTTAATATTTACAAGCTTGGTTCCATAGTCCTTATATTGCTTTAATTTAATAGTAACTTTCAATTCTTGCCCATCTGAAGCATCTTCTTTAATCCTGTAATCTTCCAAGGAAACTTTGATGTTAGTATCAAATAAAAGCTTCCTGGAAGGGGAAACCCTTGAACAAATAAATTGAAAAGGCTTTTTACTGGTCTTTAGCTGCTCAAACTTATTCAAATAAAAATCAGCAGCCTTAAAACCACTTGGATATATTGCATAAGGATACTTGACATGTGGAATAACCGCTTCAAAGCTTATATCAGTAAGCCCAGCATCCTTTAACATATTCACTTCACCATCATTTATTAGATTGATGGTTTTATTTTGATTTTTTATTTGCATTTCTAATTTGGAAGGTGTGACAGGTAAGGCAACACCATCCAAATACATTATATATGCCATTACTCATGCACTCCTTCCGCTGCAACTTGCATTGTTTCATAAAGTTTTTCTTCAAGGTAATTTACTACTCCATCTAAATCCATATTGGAAGCAATATTTGCATTTATTGGTGCATCAATTCTGATTTCAGCAGTGGTGAACCTATTAATTACTTCTTGTTCGGCTATATCCCTTAAATATTTCAATTCTTCTTCAGTTGCATCCATTGAATCTTTCATGGCTGCTGTATTAAGTGCTGTGCTATCAACACCACTATGAATACCATCAAGTTGATTTCCAAGTTGATTTCCAAGTTGATTTCCAAGTTGATTTCCAAGTTGATTTCCAAGTTTATAAGCATCCAATGTTCTTGAAGCATCCAATGTTCTTGAAGCATTACCCAAGATGTTTTTCAGATTTATGCTTTCTTCAAACTTTTTACCAGCAGTATATCCATATTCCCAGGCTTTACCGTATTCAAACCTGTCTAAATATAATGAACTGGTGTCCATTCTTGGAATTTCAATTTTAGCTTCACCAACCAGGTCATTAACTGCACCTTGAAGTCCACTTTTCCAACCACTAACAGCATCAGCAAGGTTTGAACCAAATATGGCATCAATGGCTTTGGCAATACCTTGTAAAATACCAAGAACAGCATCAGCCATTCCAGCAAATAACCGAACTATGGAACCTATTGGGTCATTAAATACATTTGCTAAAAATTCAGCAACCGTTGCAATAACATCCCAAATCGAAGCAGCAACATCAACAATTAAATTCCATAATCCAACAAACAGGTTCCCAATAAAGGCAAGTGCTACCATAAAAGCACCCACAATAATTCCAGTTGCACTTACTGATGTTCCTGCAAAGTGATTTACTGCTGCAACCGCAGCATAAAACAAAGCTATTAAGGCAATGATTAAAAGTATAATCCAAGTCAATGGGCAAGCATATAAAGCTGCATTAAGTCCATGCTGGGCTACTGTTGCAGTGAAGGTTGCCCCTGCCTGCATCATCTGACTTGCTGCTGCAATTTTAGCCTGTATTCCTTGAATTGTAAGTATTGCATTGGTGATAAGGGCAACTGCATTATAAGCTATAAAAGCACCCACAATTCCCCAAACAATAGGTTCAAGCCATGACCAATTATCAGAAATTACACCAGCAATTGAAGTTATGATGTCAAACAGTTCCGCTGCTACCGTTGCAAGAATGACTATTCCATTGATAAGATTATTTATTAAAATATTAAACTGTTCACTATTTCCAATTTCATTCATTCTTTGCAATACTGGTTGAAAAGCCATTAAAGCTTCATTCTTTATCATTGTCCAAATTTGGGCAAAGGTCATTGGCATACTTTCAAATTGCTGATTAATTTCTTCTGTTGCACTTAATACTGCATTTTTTACAATATCAGCAGTAATTTGACCTTCCGCTGCCATATCACGAATTTGACCAATGGGAACATCCAAGTAATCAGCAATAGTTTGAATAATATTAGGTGCTGCTTCAAACACTGCATTAAGTTCTTCCCCACGAAGAACACCTGAACCTAAAGCCTGTGTCAATTGTAAGCTTGCAGAAGCCATTTCCTGTTGTGAAGCACCAGCAACTACAAACATTTTATTCAAGTTTTCAGCAAATGCAATTGTTTCAGCATTAGAAGCAAAAGCATCCCCAGCCCTCAATCCAAGCTTTGCAACAATATCAGCAGTATCAGCATAAGAAGCCCTTGACATTTGGGCAGATTGGAATATCATATTTTGAAGTTGTTCAGTGCTTTGAAGTCCATCATTTATCATATTAAGTCTTGCTGTTGTTTGGGTTATTTCATCAGATAAGCCAATAATTTGCTTTGCACCTAAAACAGCACCAACAGTTGCAGCAATCTTCATAAATTTATTATGAAGTCCACTTGCAGCAGCTTGACCATTCCTAATATCATTATTGAACTGTTGCTGTGCCTGGTTTGCTTGTCTAATTTCTTGTTCAATTTCATCAAAGGCAATTTCAGCCTCATTTAATTGTTCTCTTGCAGCCTGGATGTTACTTGTATCTATTGCATTACTGGAAGCCCTTTGCATTGCTTCAAAGCTTGAAATAGTAATGTTTAGTGCATTAGTGATGGCTTTCAACCCTGGTGACATTCCATCATAAACTTGAATTGCAGTTCTGATTGTTGCCATGTTCTCACCTACCTTTCAAATAGATAACAGGATGGTCATTGTAAACAACCATCCTGTTACCTTTTCTTTCTTGTGGGCTTCTTAATCTGTTTTTCCCGCTTTTTATCTTCTTCAACTTTGATTTCTATTGCTGCAACAATAAAAGCCCTTTCTTGTCTATCAAGTGCCAAGAATTGAGAAGGAAGCATATTAAACTTGTGAAGGCAATAGTAAGCAATATTTGCTTCAAAATCGCCTTCTTTTATAAGTTTTTTGCTTCATCAACCGCTTCTTCAAAGCTTACTTCAAAACCATTGATTTCTTGAATCTTGGTCAGGTAATCGGCATATTCCCCAGGTGTCAACATGGTTTTAAGCAATGTATCTGCACCCATAACCCCATAACTATCCTGAAGTTCTTTGTCATGAAGGTTTGGGAAAACAGTGCAAGCTACCGCTAACTTCCCAAGATATAAGTTATAGTCAACTTCCTGTGTATATTGATTTCTTTTACCAGGAATGGGAACCCTTTTAGTGCAGGATTTTCTTAAAGCTTCATCTTCTGTTGAAGTAATACAACGAATTTCCCAAGGAATAGGTTTCCCTTTTTCATCAACAAATCTTTTTGAAACAACATGTTTCACATTCTCAACTTTCAAGGCATTTTGTGCCAAAAATGCTGAAAGATTATTCATCCAACATTATCCTTTCTTTATTATCTCATTCCAGGAAGCATATTAAATTTTTTAGGAATTTCAAAGTCCTCAAAGGTGAAGTCAAATGTTTCATCCAAATAATCTGCATCAGCATCAAACTTGGCTAAAATACCACCATCAATGTTGCAGTCTTTCAAAATTACCGTTTGTCTACCAACTGAACTGGTTGGATCTTCATTGGTTACCTGAATATCAAAGTAAATATCTTCACCAGTTTTTTTATACCTGTAAAGCAATTCCCTGAAAATACTGGTGTTATAGTGGAAGGTTGCAGTTCCTGTTCCTCTCCAACCAGTGCTTTTATTACCCCTACCTGTTTTACCCAAAATGGGAACTTCTGTTTTTTGCTTTTCAAAGGTTGCTTCCAGGTCAATTGCTTGCATGAAGTTATATCTATTACCATCAATGGTAACAAAACATTCAGCTAAAGAAGCACTGACAGCATCTTTTGCCTTCATTGTATTCATCTATTAACACCCCTTTCCTTATTGAACCACAACAGTCATGTATAATTGTGACATTGCATTTACTGGTGTAACCACATCATTTACAACAACAGCCTTTTTAGTATCACCTTTTTCAACTGTTACCTGGTCAGGTTCAAAGTTTTCAATTGCCCTGATACTTTGAAGTTGCTGATGATGGGTTACAATGTCATTCCAAAGGCTAATTCTTCCTGATTCATCATTAGGAATATTGCCCAAGTATTTAGAATTAAACAATGCAGCAATATCATTTGCAATTTGGTCAAGAACCCTAATTGTCTGATTACTGCTAAAATCACTGGATTTTTCATCTGTAACAGTGATGAAGGTATTTATATCTTCAAGCACTCTTACATTATCACCCACCTTATGCAGGATAAACTTACCGCCAAGAATGGCAGCTTCCAGTTCAGATTGGGTGTAATCAGTATCAACAGTAAATTCCCCATCATATAAGCTATTGGTCAAGCTTCTGTTTACTGGACAACCAGCTTCAGCCCCCGTTACCCAATACACCAAAGAAGATTCAGGAACACCTTCATCAAGAACTTTGTTTTCAACCGAAATAACCCCTTCATAATCAGCAGGGGTCTTATAAACAACAGTTTGAAATTTTATTCCAACTTCATCCCTCATCCTCTTTGTAAACTGAACCACTAAATTTATAATAGGTTCTGTTACTGATAGGCAGCCAAGGGTATTGAAGCTATAAGATTCAATTGCATCCAGGAAGTCTTGATATTGAAGTCCAGTTATTGCATCACCATTACTGCCTGAAGTAAGAGGTAATCCAGCAGTTGGGTTCATATCAACATTCTTCTTCCATACTACCCAATCATTATCAATCAGGTTATTAGTATTTGGAAGAACTGTTTGTTTGTCAACAAGTCTTGTTCCAACATAGGTTGAAACATCAACTTTAGTTTCATCATCAATATTGGTTGCTACAACAATTTTAATATCATTGCCCCTTACACCTTTATATTTTGCAGTGCAATAAGTGTTTTCAGCAGCAACACCATTATTCATCAGCTTATAGAAATGACCAGTATGAATGTTTCTGAACAAATCCCTTAACCCTTTAAGCTTTTCATGGTCATAAGGATAACCAAAATATTTCATTGAATTCTTCTGAAATTCTTCTGATGTCACTGTAAACACTGCATCATCAACACCCCAATCCAATTCCAGGGCTAATGCTGCAATGCCCCTGTCAGAAAGGGTTGCTGATGCTCTTGCTGCACTGACAAAATTAATGTATGTGCCAGGCAACACTTTATTTTGAGTGACAAAAGTTCCACCACCAAGTGCCATGATTATTTCACCTTGCCTTTCTCTTTGATTTTCATTAAGTTTTCAATCAACCCATCAACTTGCTTCAATGTATATTGCTTATCATCTTCAAGCACTACATTCAAAGCATCTTTCCTATGACTGTATTTTTTAGATGAAAGTATCTGTTCCTTTGTGTATAAAGCTTCAGTTGTCTTATCTGTCTTATTTTTGGCTGACATTAAATCACCCCTTTACATTGTTATTGACAGTCAATGTTTCCATTGGGTCTGCTTTTTCAACCTGCTTATAAACAAACATGTTATATTTCACGAAGAAATGAAGAACATCATCAACTTTTTCATAGTGCATTTCAGTTCCACGAACCAAATCACCATCCAATAGGGTTATATATTCAAGGGCATCAAATAATTTAGATGCCACATCCTGAATTTCTTGATTTCCCCCATCTTTAGAAGGGAAGTAATGTATATCAAAAGGATGTTCCCTGAAATACCTTACCCCAATCATTGGGTTTTGGGTTGGATTCAGAACAGCAATAAAAAAACAGGGTTCTTTCAATCCCTGCTTTACCGATTCACTATATATTCTTACCCCATCACCAAATACTTGGTCCAATTTGACTGAAATGCCATCAATCAAATCATTTACCATCAAAACATTCCCCCAAGTATTTCAATATTTTCTTTTCCAATATTTTGGGTGCTTGTGTTTCAAGTTCATTTGTTGAAATTGTTAACATAAACTTTCCTGGAACCCAACCCTTATGATTTCTTGTTCTATGTCCATATTCTACATAAGAAGCATAATGAACAGGGTTGATAATTTCAATTTGATACACATCACCCACCTTTGCAACATTTAAGGAATCAACAAAAGTCTTGGCATCGGGTGTTCTACCAGCAATTGCTTCAGCTTCAGTTTTAGCAGTCCATCCCCGCCTTAAAGTACCGCCAACTTTACCTGTTCCAGCAGGATATTGTCCAACAGGTGTTCTTTTAATTACCTTTGCTAATAATCTTGCTGCAAGTTCTTTTGCAACTTCCTGACAAAAAGCATCAAAATCATCTTTTTGCAATTTATCAAGCTTTTCTTGAAGGTTTTTCAACTGTCTAAAATCACAACTGCCCCATTTTCTTGCCATTAAGCCCACCCCTTAAATAATTCCAGGGTGATTTCTTGATGATTAGTATAAACAGCAGGTTCACCACTCTTTTCATAATCCGCTGTTTTTCCATTTTGGGTAACCATTATTTTAGAACCTGCTGGAATATCAACTTCATTGGAAATAAACAGTTTTGTAACCTGAACAACTTCAGCAACATTTTGATTTTCCAATGTTTGCTTTACAGTTGCAAAAGATAGTTTACAGGGCTGGTCTGTATAAATTGGAACTTCTTCAAATTCAGTTCTTTTGGTGATTGGATTTAATCTTTCTTCCCTGATGAAAACAGAACAGGTTCCTTTCCACAACATTTGAAGTGCTTTCTTATGACCTGTTACCATTTTATACACCTGTAAGTAGCAAATTTTCCTTTTCCATAATTCATCAGGTATAAAATCAATTCATCCAATCTTTCTTCAGGGGTTTTACTACCATCACCAATAGCAAAAGTTACACTTGTGTCACCTTCATGAATTTGCTTTACTGCTGCTTCTAAATCAAACCCTTCTAATTGTCCTCTTGATTTTTTATTTAGAAGAAATTCACTAACAACCATATCAACTGCTATTTCATGAAGTTCTTCAGGAATGGTATTAATGTTGCAATCAGCTTTGATGCTATTTTCAATCTTTTGGATAAGGAATTCAATTATCCAATTATCAGCTTCAGTAACTTCATATCCAAAAGATTCAAGCCTTTTTATTACATCTTCCAACATCATTACCACCCCTTATTTATTTTTCTTTGAAGTTCGCTTATTGACTGTTTCCTTCTTTTCAGGTTCTTCTGTTACTTTCTGTTCAAGTTGTTCCTTATCTGCTCTTTCTTTAGCTTCCAGCTTTTTGAAATATTCTTCCCGTAATTTTTTAACCCTTCTTTCAAAAGCAGTCACTAATTTCACCACCTTTTAATAAAAAATCAGGAGGGTTTTAAGAAACCCTCCATCTTTTAATCAATCTTAAACTGGAATTTTACGATTCTGATTGCTTTTGGTTCATATACTCTTGACCAGTTAGCACCATTTTCTAATTCAGTGAAGCTTGGGAAGGCTTTTACAGTTCCCGCTTGTGGTTCAACCCATTTAACCCCACGAGGGTGTAATATATTAATTCTTCTATTTACAAGAATATCTTCACCAGCAAGAGATAAGCCATTTCTTACTACTTCAGTTTGCAGGATGTCAGGATGTGAACCGTTACCCCAAGCAATAGCCCCAGCACCAAATAAATAAGATACTGCAACACCAGTGTGAGTATCAAAAGGCATTGCATCATCAACAATTACCCTTTTACCCATGAAATAAGGAATTCTTACCTTTCCTTGGGATTCTTCCTTATATTCAATTAAATCATTCTTTGCTAAATAGGTTTCAACTGCTGAATTGAACATTACACCAGTCAAAAGGTCTTTAGCATCACCCATAAGCTGAACTGCATCCAAGAAAGTTCTACCACTTATCCGTGCAGCATTATCAGTTTTAGTTGAAATATCATGCACTTTTTCATTCATATTATCAGCAGCAAAAACACCATCAAGAATGGATAAAAGCATCTGCTGGTATTGTCTACTCCAATAAGCAGCAAACAAATCAGCAATAGCCTTCATTGGGTCATCACCTGAAAGCATAGCAGACAAGGCATTTGCACCATAAGATTTTGTCCATGCCATTTTCCTTGCAACATCCTTGTTAGCAGTAATCTTACCAGGTGTAGTTTCACCCTTATCATCCATAACTTCAGGGTCACCAGTCAAATCATCCCAAAATGGCATATTGATAAGGGTATTGGGACCACTTGCCAATTCATCAAATTCTTTAGTGTTTTGTGCAATACCACTTTGAATTAATGCAGAAAGTTCCATTGTCCTCTGAATAGAATAAGGTGTAAACACTTCAGGTTGAATAATATCTTGAAGTCTTGTTGGTGTTGAAACAACTGTTGTAGGCATATTAAAATCACTCCTTCTAATAATTAATTACTTTTTGCAGCAGCTTGAAGCTGTCTTGCCAGTTCTGGATTCTCTCTTAAAATCTTACCTTGTTCAGTAAGGTTAAAATGTTCCTTTGACCAAGGATTTTTACCAGTAGGAATTCCGTCAATGGATTCCCCAGGCTTAAATCCCTTGAACTGTTGCTTATTTGAAGATTGAATGTTAAAAAGGAACTTGGAATCTTCATTTTCCTGCAACTGCTTAATCTGTTCATCCAATCCTTTCACATTACCATCTTCATCAAGTTCAACACTTTCAAGGTCAAGTAATGCTTTGGTTGCTTTGATGTTCTTTGCCCCTGAAGCAATCAATTTCTTTTCAACTGCATTATTAAGTCTTATTTGCTTCAATTCAGCTTCATATTTTTCTTTAGTTGCTTTGTTTTCCTTTTGAAGCTTTTCAATTTCAGCTTGCAGCCCTTCAGCATCAATTTTCTTTAGTGCTTCAAGTTGTTCATCCCTGGTTTTAATATCCTGTTCAAGCTTTTTCTTTGCTTCATTTACTTCATCAAACCTTGATTTAGGGATAAAACCTTTAAGATATTCAGCAAAGGCATCAGCAACCTTCTGTGCTATTTCTTCATCAAGTCCTAACTTAATTAAATCTTCTTTTTTCATAAATCAACCATCCTTTCACACTCATTTTTTAACCTGGTTCAGTCCAGTTCTGTGGTCTTTTGGTTTAACGTCTTAAATACCAAACAGACGGGATATAAAAATAAAGTATATTACTATGCTTTTCCTCCAGATATAATTTTAAGAATATATTTTATATATTCATCTTCAGCCTGTAATATTTTAACAATCGTTTCTTTATCAACTCTAGTTGTTTCTATAATATATTGAATACACTCCTTACTTCTATGATTAAAGTTTTCTGAATCTGCTTTTTCATAAGTCATTTCAAAAATGTCAGGTTTACAAGGATAAAATTCCCCTTTAACACCTTTAATGATATAATCTCCTGGTCTTACTATGTGTTTGCCCTCTAATGTGTCTATTACACCCATAACAGACCAATCCCAATAAGGTTGTTCTTGTGAACAACCAGCAGTACCCAACATTTCGGATACTTCTAAATAACTGGTAGGTCTTACTTTTGGATGGTCTTTACATTCCCTTGCTAATTTTACCTTGCCATTTTTATCAGGTGTATTCCACTGAATAGCCTCAATTACAACAGGTTTCTTTATATACAATCCTCTGCTGTATCCGCTGCTGTATATTGATTCCCGCCACAGGCAGGACATTTAAAACGGTTCATGGCTGACCTCCTTTGAGTAGTTCAAATATTGTTTGTTGCTGCATATGTATTCT